GGTCAAACAATCCATTGGCAGGTTGTAACATCTGCTATCGGACCTCCCGGTCAAAAGGTCACAAGTCATATCAAATACGGTAGAGGTATTTGGAAAGAAATGGAACTTGCAGATTTGATGATAGATTTTGGTCTGGTGCAAAAATCCGGCGCATGGCTAAAGCTACCCAACGACGAAAAGCTGCAAGGTAAAAATAACCTAGCTAAGTACCTAGAGGACAACTTGGACAAATATGAGGAGTTCGAGAAAGAAATTTTTTCTATGGTCGGGATCGAAAAAAATGAAAGTAAGTGATTTAGAGGGTACAATACACAAGTGGAAGATTGAACAGGGTTTTATTAGGTCAAACGATCAACGACCTAGATCAAAACTTCACCTTGCTGCTAGGTCTTTGCTCAAAGAAATTTATCCGACATTACAAATCTGTGAAGAAGTTCCAGTACAGTTAAGGGGTCGTCAAAAAGTATTTATAGATTTTTACATCAATACTATAAAAACTGTAATTGAAGTTCATGGAGAACAACATTATAAATTCAATAGCTTATTCCATACATCTGCACAAGACTTTATCAATCAAAAAACTAGAGATAACAATTTAAAAGAATGGTGTGAACTTAATAATTTAAACTATATAGAACTACCCTTTAACGAGAACGAAGACAAATGGAAAAGCAGGATCTTGCAAGAGAAAGATTAGCAAAGTTAGACAGTGTTTTAGATGAATATGAATCTTCTATAGGACTTCCAAAATTTACCGATAATTTTCATGATGATAGCGCCAAGAAGTATTTACAACTTACACGAGATCAGATAGAAAAGCTAACACCTGATCAATGTAGTGAAGCGGCGTTGTTATTATCTGGTCTTGCATTTCATTTACAACGAAGCTATAATAGAGAAATCGCCAGAATCAATTGGGCAGATAAAATTCTGAAGTCTACTATTGCAGGTAAAGAACAATCTTATCGAGGTTCTTGGGATAGTCAATTTAATCAAGCAGTTAAAGAAGATGGTTATGCTACTAAAATTGCTGATATAAAAAGATATGCACAACAACGTGCTGATCGTCTTACATATTTATCCTCATCAATTAAACATATGAGCGATATTTTTCTTAGTGTTCAAAGATCAAAGGTTTTAAAGCATGGATAAAAAAGAACAAATCGCAGAATTGCTATCTAATTTATCAGAAGATGACTTAGCAAATTTGACAAGTTTATTACAAAATAAAAGCACTAAAAAACCGGTAAAGAAAAAAGCAACAAAGAAAAAAACCGCGCGCAAAAAAACCACTAAGAAAAAAGACGTACCAGATTTTATGCATAATATTCGATTAACACCTCAAGAGCGAGATGAGTTAAAAGCTGCAAGTAAATTTGATAAAGAAAAAGGACTCGATAAACCGAGAGAAGGAGGTATGCTACCTAAAGGCCCAAGGTTTGAAAAAGTATCTGCTCGCTGTATGCTATGTGGAAGAACCTCTAAAGTTTCACCAGCACTCATTCCACCCGAAAGAGATCGGTTTCAATGTAATTCATGCGCATCTAGAAGGGGGTCTAGGTAGATATGATATTATCTGATGTGGCTGCTGAACGAGCAGTCTTGGCAGGCGTGTGTCGTTATGGGTCTGATGCATACTATGATGTTGGAGATTTAGTAGATGCTGAAACATTTACTATCGAGTCCAATTGTATGATATATTCTTGCCTTAAGCACATTATGGAAAAAGACTCGGGATCAGATATTGATCTACCTATTATTTTATCTTCCGCTAAAGAGATTGGTCTGGATTCACTTTTATCTAACAAAGAAGAAATTGACCACCTGTCAGGGATTATGAAATTTCCTGTACTATTAAACAATGTGCGAAAAATGGCAGCGAAAATACGCAAGCTGCAAATCGCACGTATGATGTATGACCAATTAGAAACTACTAAAGAGAAGTATACAAATATTAAAGGCGACGAACCAATATCTCAAATACTAGGTATTGCAGAAGAATCTATTTTTGACTTCACGTCTTTGTTAAATGATAATGACGACTCACCACAGAAAGTTTTTGGAGATGTAGAAGAAAGACTTAACGCGTTATGTGAAAATCCAATTGATCAAGTTGGTATTCCAACAGGTTTTGATAGATATGACTTTGCAATTGGAGGAGGATTAAGAAGAGGTACTGTTAATGTAATTGGAGCTAGGCCTAAAACAGGTAAAACATTATTTGCAGAAAATGTAGGAATTCATATCGCAAAAAATCTTGGAATTCCTGTCTTGAATCTTGATACTGAAATGACTAAGAAGGACCATCAAGATCGTGGCATTGCCATGTTAACTGAAGTGGCTATTAACGATATTGAGACCGGAAGTTTTTCTGCTAATAGTTATAAGAATCAAAAAATTAGGGATGCGGCAAAAGCTGTTAAAGATATTCCCTATTTCCATAAGTCTATTGGTGGCAAACCCTTTGAAGACCAACTATCGATTATGAGAAGATGGTTAGCTAAAGAGGTAGGTATTAATAAACAAGGCAAAGCAAAAGATTGTGTTATAGTATATGACTATTTAAAAATTATGGAATCATCTGAAATTAGTAAGGATATGAAGGAGTATCAGTTATTAGGTTTTTTAATGACATCTTTGCACAACTTCGCTATTAGATATGAAGTACCCGTCCTTGCTTTTGTTCAACTTAATAGAGATGGTATTACGAAAGAATCTACAGACACTGCAAGTGGATCAGATAGAATTATTTGGCTATGTTCCAACTTTAGTATTTATAAATCCAAATCTGATGAGGAAATTGCCAAAGATGGAACGGAGAATGGTAATAGAAAGCTAGTCCCCGTAATCGCTAGACATGGTGAAGGTCTTGCAGATAAAGACTATATAAATGTTAATATGATTGGTAAATATGCCAAACTTGTTGAAGGTAAAACAGCGTTTGAATTAGAAGACGGTACAAATTTAGTTAGTAACGATCCAATGGAAGCTCAAGATGACGACATCCCCTTCGCATAAATACAAAGATCAAGCAAAACTTAATGCAATAACAGATTTAGTTATACAAAACTTAGATAGGTTTTATAGCTATTTTCATACAGAGTTAGAATATAAAAACGATATTTTAATTAAATCTTCATGCTTTATTCACGGTGGAGACAACCCTACAGCCCTTAACTTGTACTATAATGGTGATATACGAGTTCATTACAAATGTCGAACGCATCAATGTGAAGACTTGTTTGGTTCATCAGCAATTAGTCTAATTAGAGGTGGATTGTCAAAAGCCAAGTATGGTTGGAAAATACGTGGAGATAAAGAAGCGTCGTTTAATGAAACTATTGACTTTATATTAGACTTTACGCAACAAGATTTTGACAGCTTAAAAGGATGGGACACAAATTTAGATACTGACAAAATACAGTTTTCTTCTTTAATTAACACCTTTGAATCACCAATCGCACAGGCCGAAGGAATAGATGATGAGTATTATAGGTCTAGTGTCGAGATCCCATCACACTACTATTTACAACGAGATTATTCTATAGAGGTATTAGATAAATATGGAGTGGGTACGTGTAAGAGAAGAGGGAAAGCACTATATCAGCGTGCTGTTGTACCAATATATGATGATAGTGGGAAAGTTATAATCGGATTTAGTGGAAGAAGTATTTTTGACAAATGTGATAAATGCAATCATTATCATGATCCTAAAAGAAATTGTGGATTTTTTCCAAAATGGAAGCATACTTCTGGGTTCAAAAAAGAAAATTGCTTGTATAATTATTGGAACGCTAAGGATGTAATATTAGAAACCGGAGTGGTTGTTTTAGTTGAGTCGCCGGGAAACGTGTGGAGACTGGAAGAAGCGGGTATTCATAATTCAGTCGCAATATTCGGCGCACACCTAAGTCAAAACCAAAAAAAGATTATAGATTCATCTGGTGCGTTTTCTATAGTTTGTTTATTAGATAACGACGACGCCGGAAAACAAGGAGCGAAAAAGATATATGATCAATGCTCAAATATGTATCGTGTGTATTTCCCTGAGTTTTCAGGAAATGATATAGGTGACATCAATGTTGATGTTGTTACGCAAGATATTAAACCCTTAATTAACCAAATAGGAGAACTTTACAATGAGTGATGAAACAACGGAAGTTCAAGAAGGTAATATTAATTATTCTCAATTATTATTACAGGCAGTGGAAACGCATTTTATTGCCAAGAAAAGTAAAGCAATAGCTAATTTAAATAATTATCTACAACATCCAGCAGCAATTGGAGAACATCCCGATTTAGTTGAAGAAACAATTAAATTATTTGAAGATGTATCACATGCGGATGGAGTATTGGCTACTATTAAGAAAGTTACTCAATGAATCACACACAAATTATAGGGTTTGCAGGAAGCAAGCAAGCAGGTAAAGACACTGCTTGTAATTTTGTTTTAGCAATTAAAATAGCCGAATTAGGAATCTGTAAAAGCGCCCGACTCACAGATACAGGACAAATTGAAATCACAGACGTGTTCGGTGAGTCTATAGCGGGACAAGAATGGATGCCTTTTAAAGCACCTGACGTAGATGTTCAGAACCTGTTTGATAACGAACTTGGTAAATATATAAAAATCTATTCTTTTGCATATAAGCTAAAAGAATTATGTGTTGATCTATTAGGACTTGATAGAGAGCTGGTATTTGGTAACGACGAACAAAAAAATAGCAAAACCCATATTGAATGGAGTAGTGTTAAAAGCTCGTCAAATAAGCAAGGCTATATGACTGTAAGAGAAGTTTTACAGTATGTAGGGACTGATATGTTTCGAGGTCTTGATCCAAGTGTATGGGTTAATGCATGTTTAAATCAGATTAAGAGTGAGCAGCCAGAACTTGCGCTTGTATCTGACGTTAGATTTGAAAATGAAGTTAAGGCTATTCAAAACTTTGGAGGATTTGTAGTAGGATTGAATAGAAACCCATTTAAAAATAACGCAGATAACCATGTGAGTGAACTTGCTGCTAAAAAATGTTTAGATATTTGTGATATAGTAATTGAAAATGACACACTAACCATTCCTGAGCAAAATAAAGAAATATATTTATCAATAAAACACTTAGGAAATATATCAGAGATATTAGCATAGGAGATAGAAATGCCGATTAACGATACCTCAAATACCATTATAGTTGATTGTGATGGTGTTATTGCAGACAAAAGCCATGGAGGACAATATCATTTAGCCGATCCTCTTACTCATGGTATAGAGCAGGTGAATAAACTATACGACATGGGTTATGATATTACTTTGTATACTGCTCGCTATGGAGACAGAGAAAAGGGTAGTATACATTTACAATATGAACGGGGATATAGAGAATGGACCGACTGGCTAGAAAAACACGGTGTTAAATATACGCACGCTTTTATGGGTAAGCCCGGAGGTATTATGTATATTGATGACAAAGCTGCTCGTGTTGAGGGTGATAGCAAACAGGGTTGGGATCAGGTGTGGAGAGAAGTAGAGAATTTACAAGGTCGTGACCGATATGGTAATAAAGTATGATACCAGTAGTTTATTTTAGATCGTCATCCTTTAATTGTCATCGATTTTGTCCGATGCAATATTACCTAGAATACACTTTAGGTTGGAGAGGTCCGTCTAATAAAAAAGCTGATAAAGGTACGATAGTCCATAAAGTGTTGGAAATTTGTGCCGTCGCCAAAAAAGCTTTGCAAGATGGTAAGAAGATTATTACTGATGAACATATAGGTCGTGTTAGCACATGTAATTATAAGCCTGAATATTTAGATAAAAT